GACCAGTTGCTTCTTCCATACCCTCTGTACCAGGTGATGAATTTACTTCAATAATAAATGGTGGTTCTTTTGTTCTATTTTTACTTGGTATAAAATCAACAGCAGTCCATAAACCATTGACTGCTTTTGCAGCCTTTAAACTTTCTTCTATCTCTAATTCTGTCAACTCTAATTTTTCAGGTTTAGAGCCTTGCGATACATTTGACCTAAAGTCTCCTTCGATTACAGGTCGTTTCATTGTAGATAAAACTTTACCCCCTAATACTAGAACTCTAGCGTCATAATCTGTTTTAATATATTCTTGTAAAAGTAAATCAGCATCCTCATCTTGTTTATGTATTAACTGAACAATACTATCTAATGATTTTGATGACTCTACAAATAACACACCAACACCTTTACTACCTCTTAATGTTTTAAGTATGATAGGGTATTGTGAGTTTAAATTTTCAAATGCTTGCTCTGAATTTTCTGGATCATTTATTAAATGTGTTACAGGTTGTTTAACACCATAGTCAGCAAGTCTTAGCGATGTTCTATACTTATCAGCACAAACACTAATTGTCTCTCTACTATTCACTACACAAACACTATGTTTTTCTAATAGTGAAACTATATCCATCCAACTATCTTTTCTTGTTACTGAGCCACGAACTATAGCAATTGTATCTGTACCAGATACTTCAAATCCTTTATCATCATCTTTGTTGTGAAGTCTTAAAGCACCTTCTGGACTAGTTGTATAACCACCAGTTAATTTATACAGATAATATTTCCAACCTAGTTTTTCTGCTTCTTCTTTTAGTCTATCAGCAGTATGAAAGGTCTTTGCCTTTTCTGGCTCATCTGTAATTACAAGTAGTTTATATTTACCATTCTCTGGTGCTTCACTTATAAACTCTCTAAACTTCGGTGCTCTCATCTTCTATCTTTTTACCTATGTTATATTTTGCTTGTAAGTCCCATTCATTCTTTTCTTTGAATGATAAAACTTTGATTTGTGATAGAGGTGCTTTTTTCTCAGCAACTGTAGCATTAATTATTGCAATCAATCCCCAATCAGCTAGTAATTGAGCAATTGTATTTCTTCTTTCAATATCGTTTTCAGTTAAGTTTGCTTCTTTACCATCTAACGCAAACAATTCCTTAAAATGCGTTATGAAATATCTACCTTGTTTATGTAGTATATGACACGATTGAAATAATTTTTTATCTTTTCTAGAGGCAACACCAATTCTAGTTAGTGTTTCACGAACCTTTAAAAAGTCATCTGGTTCTTTCAATTGAACTTCCAACATTTTTTCTGGATGCCAACTATTATCTAATTCATTCATTTTGTCCCACCTTTATATAATTTTTCCTTAATGAGCTTTATCTCATCTTTGGTGAGTATATCAAGAGCGGACTTTGCTTTATCATTACTATATCCATAATACTCTTTTACACACTCAATTTCTTTTAATTTACTCGCCCTTAAAAACGGACTATACCGTTTCTTTGTTCTAATACTATTTAGTAGAAATTGAAATTGCATATCTTTATCAATGAAGTGATTTCTATTCATTTCATTAACAAGCATTATAGAGTCTGAAAAAGCAGACAATAGTTTATTTACGATAAATGCAGGATACTTTTTCTGCCATAACTTATCTTCGGACTTCATCAAGTCCTTTTTAGTAAAGTTTATAGCATTTAAGTATTCTTTTAATTCGTAACTCATTTGAATTTAACTTGGGACATTAGTTCGGTTAAACAAGCCACAAGATTAATTTCTTGGTCAGCTACGAAAGCAGACTTATACTGATAATCAGCAATAATGAGAACAGCATGAGGTATAGTTTCTGGTTGTAAACTGTCATACATATTATCATAAATTTTACGAAAGATTTTAACTGGATCATTATCAAGATTATTCACGACCCATTTTCTCATATCACTAAACTCTTTATTCTTTAAATGTGTTACTAATGTTTTTAAGTTTTCATCAGATACATTTACAAGAATACCAGCGTCAATAGTACCACTTACAGAATATCTTTGTAATTCATTAATCAGTTTTCTAAAGTCTGGAAAATGTTTCTTAATTAATTCAGCAAGTACCTTATCTTCATAGTCAACATTTTGTTCTTTGAGAATGTAAGTTGCTCTTGCAAACAACTGACTTGCTAATTTAGGTTTATCTTTAGGATTAATTCTAAATTCAATATTAGAAAATCTACTATGTAATGGTTCGATTATTCTATTCTTAAAATTACAAGTAAGAATAAATCTACAATTTGCATGAAACTCCTCAATGAAGCCTCTCAATGCAGGTTGTGTAGATTGTGGATTTAGATAATCTGCCTCATCAAGTATTACTACTTTTTTACCACCAGATAATGATACAGTAGAAGCAAAGTTTTTAATCTTGTTTCTTAATACATCAATGCCACCTTCTTCGGAACCATTAATCATTATCCAATCACAATTTAATTCTTCACATAATGCTTTTGCAACTGTGGTTTTACCAATACCTGGTGTACCTGAAAATAGTAGATTAGATAATTCGCCTTTATCAATAAAGGACTTAAATAGTGTTTTTAGTGATGATGGTAATATACAATCATCAATCTTACCTGGTCTATATTGTTCGACCCATAAAAAGTCTGTATTCATATTTCACTCCGTTCATATTATAATTAAAATTACTTACTGATTGTGCTGTCTGGCTCAAGAGCAATCCAGTATTCAATAGGTAATTTTTTGTTTTTGAAATGAGATATAGACTTTGAAGATACTGAAACATCATAATCACCAGATATCATTTTTAAATTTTCTACTTTAAAATAGAAAGTATAATCTGCTGTTGCGTTTTCACCAACAACGATATCAAAATTATTTGATGTGTCATTCTTTTTATCACATACTTTTAATACTACATCACCACCCTTTGTGCCTACTAAAGCAAGGTCAGGTGTTTTAAGTATCGCAGCCATCTTTTTCAACTCTGTAAGATGTGATTCTGATAAACTAAAAGTAACATCTGCCTCTGGCATATTTACCTCTTTAGTTGGCGATACTAGAACTGACGGATCAGAATAAAAGTATTTTGCTTTTGACTTACTGCCTTCAGCAGAAATAGTCATGTACTTATCTTGTAAAGATAATGTTGGTTTGTTTGTACTTGATACTACGGCAAGAAATTCATTCAAGTCATAGATACCAAACTCTGTATCAAATGATTCTTCTATATCTGCCTTAGCAAATATATTTCTCATAGTAGATATTGTACTTAATTCTTTTCCTGGTTTAATCAATATGTTAGTATTGATTTCAGAAAAGTTTTTCAAAATGTTTTGTGTGTTTTGATTTAGTTTCATAATATTAATTTCACCTTTTGTTTAATTGAATTTATTATAACAGAATTAAAGGGACCTGTCAAGCAGGTCCCCTTAAAATAATTAAGCGGCAGATTTAAGTCCATTACCAGACATAAAACTATCAAATGCTATATGATTAGGTTTGATTTTTAAATGTTTAGATAACTTTAATAAGTCAATACTTTTAGTGTTTTTCTTTTTTGCACTTACTTGATTATATAGAAAAGCAAATCTTAACGCCATAGTCTCTTTGGTAAGACCGTGTGCTAAATTTTCTTTAAATCCTTCAATCAAAGTATTAGCGGTAGATACAGCACTTGTTAAATATTTTGTTACCACACTAGTGCCTTCATATTTAAGTAAGATTGCTATTCCACAAAGAAAGTTAGCCTCAACTTTACCTTCATCTGAAAATTCAGCATTAGTATATTCAGTTGCGTCAATAAGGTTAGACTCACATTTGTACTTTTCTATTGTATCTATTACAGCTTTGTAACCATGAAGTTTTAAAGCAGTATCTTCCTGAGAGCCTAATGTTTTTACTTTCATATTACCTCTCTTTAAAGTATCAGAAAAATCTACTGCCCATTGTTCACGAGCAACATAGGCAGCCTTTAGTGCCTGTTCAGCAGTTTGTTTTGACAAGTGATAACCTTCGTCTGTATAAACTTCTGCTTCTATTTTTCTCATAGCCTTTAGTGAAAGGCCGTCCGTGTGTTTATGTAATTCTACATAAATTGGTAGACCTTTAAGAAATAGATAAACACATCTATGAACACCAGCAACAATAACTATTGTGCCATCTGGTCTTTGATATGCTATAATTCCTGAAGCGGAAGCATAACTAAATCCGTTTCTTCTTTTTAAATTATTGTAAAGTGTAGTGTAATAAAAATGCTCTACAGCACGATTATATTCACCATCAACTCTTATCACATCAAACTGTTCAGGTTTAATTTCATAAAGACCTTCACTTGCTTCACCGATTGTTTTGAAGTTTTGTAAGTGTATTTGTTGTTGTGGTTTTATATGCTGATTAGCAATTTCTTGTATTGTGTAGGTTCCGTTAACATCCCACACCATGTTTGATTGGTGTAATACCATAATATTCCCTTCTGAAAGTCAGTTCTAATATATCGACTTTCAATTGTTGTTAATGTAAAAAATTAATGTTTCTTTTTACAATTATATTTATAACATAATTAGGGAGCAAAGTCAAGCTTTGCCCCCTATCTATTGAATCAATTACTTGATGTCAATTGTTCGAGGTTTCTTTTCCTCTGGTACGATTTTCTCTAAATCAACCAAAAGCATTCCATCTTTTAATTCAGCACCATTAACTTTGATATCATCTGCCAAAGTAAATGTTCTACTAAATTTTCTTTTTGAAATACCTCTGTGTAGAGTTTCCTTTTTCTCCTTATCATCATTCTCAACTGACTTAATTGTCAATTGGCTGTCAGCAGATTTAATCTCAATATCTTTTTTACTGAAACCAGCAAGTGCCATTTCAATCTGATAATTTAAATCATCTACTTTGTTAATGTTATAAGGTGGGTATGATGTTGGTTGTTTAACCGTGTACTCTAATGTATTATTAAAGTGGTCAAATAGGTCATCAAAACCTACTGAGAATGGACGCAAATCGTTCCATATAGATAGTCTTGTCATATTTTTCTCCTTTTATTAAGCAAGTTAATCTAAATGATACCTCTTAATTGAGCGTATCACTATTATTTATATAAGAACTTTTTTTAAAATTTCAAGCCCTTATACTAAAAGTGCCGTTTTTTTGTCTCGGGAAAACGGCATAACCCAAAATGGTGTCTTTGCGGAAGACACTCT